TGTTGCCGTTAGGCAACAAATCTAAACTACCTTGAACTGTCTCTAAGCGGTTTTCGATTTCGTCTTTCTGCTCAGTAGCTTCACCAAAAACACTATCGGAATAATAGCCGAGCTGGTTTTTGCCCTTGATAACGCCGTTGTGCGAATACCTGAAGCTCGTGTTATTTAACTGCTCTTTTAATACGTTTGAACAGTTGAGCGTTATTAGCCCGTTGATAACATCGAAGTCTGGGAAGTCTATCAACCCGCTAAAAATACGGGTGCTTGTTGAGCCGATAATAACGTCTAGGGTTATTTCCTTACCGATTAGGCTAGAGGGGTCGTAGGTGCCGCTCGGTAATAACCCCGTAACCGTCATCAGGGAGCTTGAACTTTCCTCGTGGGTTACTTCTATCACCCCAGTGATAAGGCTGTCATCTATACTTGAGCCGTCTATAGCCAACGTCAGCGCCCTAAGATTACCAGCCATTACAGAACCCTCTGTTCAAATTCTAAAATTGTGACACCACCTGAAGCAGGGCTTGCGACCGTTTGCGCAAACTCCGCAAGCGCACCTGAGCCAAGCGCATTGAGCTCTATTGACTGGTATATATTGAGCATTTTACCAGAATGCGTCCAGCCGATAATTTGCTCGAAATACGCCGCTTGGTGGGCTGGGTTAGTTAGCTTTATAGATTGCTCAAACTCAGCAAGCGTTCCATCAGCGTAAGCGATATAAGTGACATCGCCATACCCATTGATAGGCGTAGAGTTTACGGGGCGTGTATTAAGTGAGAAGCTCATGCGTTAAGCCTCAAGTGTAACTTCTGATACATCAGTAGCGTCTAAGTTTACTGGCGTAAAGTCGTTAGCCGTCTCTATAATTGTTACATTATCAAATTCAACGTAACCAGCCGAACTAGTGTTTTGCCTTAATAGCAAATACGTTGGGTTAGACGTAGCTACAAAATCCGCCGTTGCCGCAAGCAAGTCTGATCCTGTAGAGAATACAGACCCGTATTGGTCAGCAATACTAGTGCTGGTAGAGACATAAGCCGCAGTCGATGCAACCGTACCGTTAAATAAATCTGCTGTAAGTGTATACGTCTCGCCTATCGTTGTCGTTATAGCTTGGTACGCTACACCCACAGCATTAGCGACACGTATGCGTCCAGACACTTGTGATATAGACCCACCTGCACTAGCTGTCCAGCCAGTAGTGTCCGTATCAAAGGTGCCGTTAGTTACTAATTGATCAGCGCTAACTGCTGTATCCTTGCCTATAGCAGTATCGTCAGTGAAGCTTAAACGGAATCCATTTGTTCCGTAAGTTACAGAAGGGTTGGCTATGGGTGTCCATGTCCCGCTCACATCCTCAGCAAAGTCAGCAGGCGTGTATGCCGTCCCGTCAGTATGAATAAACTCCGAAATATAACCATTTAAATAATTGTTAGGCTCTGGGTAGTTACCAATCCAATGACTTCTGGCAGCGTTCCACTCCAAGTCTTTATTTTGTGCCGGAATTGTAGAGCCGCTGTGGGACTTAGAGACACCGTTTATCCACAACTTTGCCCGATTAGAAGACGTTGCTTGTGTTGTATCCATAGCTAGGCATATGTGATACCAAGTATTAGTCGATAGGGATGTGCTGCTGAATATCAGTGTTTCGGATGATGCGTCATCACAAAGAACGCGAAGCTCTGAGGAAGCATTACTGTAATACATTGTGAAACGATCACTAGCACCAGTGCCAGACCCGAATATAAAAGGTGTATTCGATAGGGTTGAGAACTTTACCCAAAAAGAAATGGTGAAAGTCTTGCGGTTTCCTGCGCTAAAGGTTCGGGTTAGGCGAGGTGAGTCACCTGCATTAAACCACAGAGCATAGTAAGTGGCGCCACCGCCACCGCCTAGCCCAGCCAGTGCCATTCGGATGCAATTAGCTAACATTATGCAAAGCTCCCCGCGTAGAACCCGTAAAGCGTAGAACCGACCTTAGTGAATGTTACAACGTCCGAAGCTGTCCAAGTTGGCTCGGTATCGCCGCTTGAGCTAACCCAAGTCATAGTCGGGAAGGTGGGTGTATAGCTTGCCATTGCCGTGAGGAAGTAGGTCACGCTTTGCCCATCGGCTAGTGAGTCTGTAAACGTAGGGTTAGACGCAATGGTCAGCGTCTGGATAGTGCCGATACTCGCGTCTATATCGACCGTACCCGTTGTGGTGGTTTCGGTGTAAGTAACCAGGGTTGGGTTGTCTAAGGTCTCAAACGAAGCCGCTGTGGCGCGTATCTCAATGTTGTCGCCCGTTGCCCACGTACTAGCCGAAGTACCCTCCTGCGCCCTTACAACGGTTAGGGTGTTGCTGCTAATGCCAGTTATCTTGATTATTTCGGTTTTAGTCGGAGATGTTAGATCATCCGTTAGCGTTGCAATGTAATACTCACCAGACGACAAAACCGCTGGCGCACTAGACACATCAAAGCTGGTATCGCTAGTGCCTACCGAAGCTGTAGAGACCGTATCGCTATAACTATTGACGTATACTCTGCCCATATCACACCGCCGTTTCGACTACTGAGTTAATATTGAGCGCAAGCTCGGCATTGCCTACGTTACTGGATACCGTAGGCACTGTATTGGTTATGCGGATATATACTGGCACGGCATTACCAGAGCCTGATGAGAGCGTAGTACCCAGGCTTAAAGCCGCCCCGCCTGTTGCTGAATCTAAGCCGCCCGAAGTAATTGCAAGCTTGATCTCGGTTGTTGCATGAGTCTCTGCGATACATTCCCAAACAACGCCAGAATCTGAGTTAGTATTCCCAATGGTCGTTGTCCAGCTTGGCTCGCTTGAGTTACTTGTTCCCGCCGTTGTCACAACGTAGCGGTAGCCGTTAGGGGTTGTTGGAATAACTGTGTCGCCAACGGAGTAGGCGGTAGAAGCCGCCCAGTCATCAAGTATGTAAGTCGGTGTCAGTGTTACGTTATCAACACCAGGGTTCGACACAGCCTCAAGCTGCCGCCCGGTTGTTGCAGACCCAAAGTATAAAACCAAGTCTTGCGGGTTGTCGCTAAAGTCTGACTCGTGAATAAACGCGGTAGAGCCGCCATAAAGCGTAGTTAAGCCGCTATCCGAATAAAGTTTAAAGCTAGTGTTATTCGCCATTATGCCGCGCCTCTCGCGTTTGTTTTCGTGTTGGATTCAACGAATCGTTTCAAGAATGTAAGGTGCTTTTGTGTACCTTGGAGCACTGTGCTCATCTTGCCACCGTTCATCGTTAAATCAAAATTAATAGAGCCGATTGGCTCGGGTTTAGCCTGTAGCCATTGAGATAGACCCTTAACGGCTTCGGTGTTGGTTGTTAGCGCTTGCTGGATTAATGCGTTGGTTTGCGCCTGCGCTTCTTGAGCTTGCGTCTGAACGCCTGCGCTATTGGATAATGTGTCTATTATCCCGCGCATTTGCTCAAGCGTATTAATATCGGTGGTGCCGCCCTTAATAGCGCCGGATAGCTTGCGCTCTGCCTGAGCCGTGTAATAGGCGATCTGTTTACTATCGCCTGTTAGCATTGCTTTGCGTAGCGATTCAATGGACTGGTCGAAGTTTAGGTTGCCAGTTTTGCCAGATTCGCCGCTCATCTTTGAGGCCAAGTTATCTGTCGAAGCGATAAGCTGTTGCGTTGCTTTCCTGTATTCATCGTGGGCGGCTTGAACCATACGCCCATAGACAACGTTCTGATCGCCGTACTTATTCAGAAACCCTTTGGCCTCGCCTAGCTGGCGCTGTAGGCGTTCCATTGGGGTCTCAAATTTCTGCACAATAGCGTCAAGCTCTCGCTGTGCTTGCGGTGCCAATGCGTCGCCAATTGTTGCTGTTGGCTCTATAACTGGCGCGGGCGGGCCGACCTTTGCTGCCTCGCGCTGGTTAATCTTTAAATCCTCGGCAATTAGTTGGTCTCTAAAACCTTGGAGCTGCTCCTCAAGCTTGCCCTCTAAACCGCTTAGGCTGCTAAACGCGCTTGCCGTAAAAGACTCGCCAACATCAAAGCCCAAGCGATTTGCTACCTCTTGAGGGTCTAGCAAAGAAAACGACTCAACAACAAACTTAGCTGCTTGAACAGCGCCCTGTGCTACCTCTACAAAGCCGCGCTTAACTTCGAACAAAATGTTTTTGACGCCACCGAGCGATTCAATCATGTCGTTAATAGCCGGGATTACGGTCAAGCTTATTTCGTTTTTGAAGCCAGTCCAACTAAGGGTTAGCTCGTTAATGTTGCGCTGTATTTCTCCAGCTTGCTGCAAGTCAATCTCAGACATTAAAGCACCAGCCGCTTCTGCCTGGTCGCCTAGCTCTTTCACCGCTGCGCCGCCGTTGCGAAGCAGCGGGATGAGCGCGGTAGTATCAGAGGCGATAGATTCCATATAGAAAGCAAACTCGTTTTGGCTAACGTTTGCTTTTTCTAAGCTGGATACAAATAGCTGGAGGGCGTCTGGACCTGATAAGTTTTTAAACTGTTGCGCGGTCACGCCAACTTTTGGCGCTATATTTTCAAAGAAGTCAGCAAGTGGACCACCGCCTGTTTGGATGAAATCACCCACGCGATCAGACATATCCTTGAAAACGTCCGCCGTTTTGTCGACTTCAAAGCCTACCGTTTTAAATGCTGCGGCGTATCGCTGAAAATCCGTTGTATTGGTGTTGGCTACGCGGGAAAGGTTTTGTATTTCTCTAGCCGCGCTTGTAGTGCTCAACACCATAGCGCCTATGCCAGTCGCTGCTGCTACTGATATGCCTGCAAGCGCCTTGCTTGCCGTTGCTGCGAACCGTGTAATGGATTGGGTGCTAGTGCTTAGGCTTTGCTTAAGCTTATTAGAGTCAATGGAGACTTGGAAAATTAGATCATTTACGGTTGCCATAGCCCATCGCCTCTTTCATTGCTTTAGCCCTTTGCTCGGGGGTTAGTTCGCGGGATGCTTCTAGCTCTTGCCGCTGGTTGTACTTCTTAACCCACTCATCGTTCTGGGTTAAATCATACGCCATTTGCTCGACAATTTCCGCTTGGTCTAACAGCTCCGCCTGGGCAATCGTTATCTTCAGTTTTCGGGATAGGCTAATAAGGTACGACCTCACAGGGTCGTTAATTAGTTTCCCGCGAGTGCTTCCAAGTCCTTCTCTGTGAAGGTGTTTAGATCGCGCCCTTCGTTGAATACAAGCTCTAACGCCGCTGCCGACTTTTCAGCCAATTGCTCTACATCTTCGCGGGTGAATAGCTGCTTGCCGTCCTCATCACAAATAATGAGTGCGCAGTATTCCGCCATAATAGTAGATAGGTCGAGTTTGTCCGCCGTTGTCTTTTGCTCGAACGCGCCTTTGTCTTTTGACGAAAGCGTTTTAATCATCACCGAGCCGCCCCACTGGGGGACTTCAACTTCACGCATTTTGAAATCACGCGCTTTTAGAATGTCACTCTTGCTCAATAGCATCTATTCGTTCCCATTTGCCTTCCGGGCACCATTGCCCTTTTAGCATAGTCTTAGCTGGAGTAAAGCACCCGCAACGCTTACAAATCTTTGTCTTTACGTGCAGGTGCTCACAATTCAAACAAGCCCTAAGCCGTACCCATGACCACTCTGGGCGCTTGAATATACCCATTAAGACCAGACGATAGAGCCAGTCACTTTGAGCGTTGCTGTACCGTTTGCTACGTCATCAACGCCGCCTGTAGTAGAGAGCGACTTAACGTAAGCGTTGAAAGTAGCAACGTCACCATCGGGTAGCGTGATAACCACTTCGCGGGTAGCCTGCGCCGCTTTGGCGGTTTCCATTGCAGCCTGCCCAACATCAGACGGGTCACGCTTTAACTCAAGCGTACAGTCACCGAAGTCCTGCAAGCCTTGGCGGTATTCTTTAGCGGTAGATGC